TCACGCGCATGGCTGTTCCCCAAGATAGCGGAAGCCCTGAACGGCGCGGAAGTGTCCGCCATAGCCCGCTCCCGTGGAAGTGGTGCCGTTGCGTTCGGCCGAACTCCGCATGCTGGCCAGACTGCGCGTCTTGCTTTGACCAGTCAAAACCGCCGAAACCTGCGTCCAACGGGCGGAGCGCCGCAACGCGCTGGCCAGACCCGGATGACTGGTGTGGAACAGCGTGAGCATTGGGCGGCTGTAGCGGTTCTCCCCCAAGCGCCAGCGTTCGCACACCGCGTCAAGAAACCGCAGGCCCACGCCCGCGCCTTGCCATTCGGGCATGACGACCAGGCGGCAGGCCCGCGCCTCGGTGCGGCTGCGGGTGCTCACGGCCACATGGGCCACGAGCTGGCCGTTCACCGTGGCCACGTAGTTAGTGGCGGCGATCATCTGCGGCAGCTTCAGGTAGTGATGCGGCTCAAAGGCTGGCCAATGCTCCCAGCCGCACTGCCACAGGTCGACGTCGATGCGCGGCCGTCGCCGAAGCCACCCCCGTTGAAACTGCCCCGTGGCCGTGTCAAACACCCAATCGGGCTGTACCCAGTCGAGGATGTCATAGTGGCAGCTCAGGAGCACCACTTGCCCGCTGGTGCGACGCCAGGCCTTGGCGAAGGCCCCGGCCCCGATGCGCGCGATCTGGCGGTCCACCACGCTGGAGAACTCATCCAGCACGGCCTGGCCGGGCGCCTCGGCGATCAACCTGGCCAGATTGGCCCGGAACTGTTCGCCGTTGGACAGTACGCCATACGGTCGCAGCCAGGTGGGAACACTGCCCAGGCCCACACTGGAGAGCGCGGCCGTCACATCATCGAAACCGCCGCCCGGTGTGATGGCGTCAATGATGGGCAGGCCCTCGGGCCAGGCGGGGGCGTAGACCGCGCCTTGGCCCCAAAGGGCTCGGCCCATGCTGGTCTTGCCGCTGCCACTGGGGCCGACGATGACGCCAATTTGCCAAGGCGCACTGTCCAGATCAAGGTCTGCCTCAATCTGGAAGTTTGCCCCGCTTTCCACGTTGAAAAGTGATTTGACGCGGGCGGCGCGGTAGCTGCTGAATTCGTCGCAGCGGTGGTGGACGGCGACCTTCATACGCACACCACCTTGGGCTTCATGCCCAGTTTGACCAGCCGGGCATAGATGCGCCGTTGCTGGTCCTCGTCCTTGCACGGCACGACCAGGCCGAACTGGGGCTTGTATTTGAAGCCGTTTTCACCTTGCCGACGCGCTGTCTGCGGTGGCTTTTCTGTTGGCATGTTTGCCATTGAGCGTCCCTTCGGGATTCGACGCTCGGTGGCGCTCTGGTTCGGGGCTCTTGGCCCTCAGGTGATTCAGCGCCCCGCAGCGGGGGCACTTGATGACGAGCTGGGCAAAGACGCCCTCGCCCAATTTCTTGCGGCACGCGCCGCACCTGATTTCTTCCATTTGCAAGCCTGTTTCTCTGTATGAAAACTCTGATAGGCTCGGCCGCACTCTGTACAGGGTGGCGGGCCTTGCCTGGCTTGCAGGTCATCTCTGCATGTTGGGGTCCTGGCCAGGTGTTAGCGCACTTGACCAGGTCGCCCGTCTTTTTTGTCCGCTACACCTCCCCCGAAGAGTCGGCGAGGGTCGGGGCCGGGCCTTCAATGGCGCCGTCACGCACAAACACCCGTGCCCCCACTGTTGTTTCCCCACGCACCTGCAGACGCCCTCCACCTGGCAGCGTGACGGTGGCTACGCCCGAGGTGATGGAGGTCACCGTCCCCACCAGCAAAAGCCTGGGCGGCAGCAGTCCCAGGAAGTCGAGGTACGCGTTACTCATGGGTTTCCACCCGGATGACCTGGCGCAGGGTCGGCCGATTCCAGTTCAGGCCAACCCCTCGGACGATGCCCATCACCTCTTCGTCGCCCTGGTAGCGGATGAACTTGCCCGGCATGATCACGCCCGTCTCCGGCCGCACCTGCATGCTCAGGGAGATCAGCGCCTGGCTCCCGGTGTCGCTCAGCACGGCCCGCGCGCGCTGGCGCTGGGCTTCCGCATGGGTGATGAGCGCATGGGTGACCTGTGGAGCCTCCTTGTCGCCCGCCGTCCCGGCCCGCTTCCAGGGGCCGAACACGCCCGCTGCAATGCCACCCAGGTGCACCTGGTTGTAGATGGGCTTGTCGACGTAGTCCGTGGAGACCACCTCGGCGGCCGTGCGCGGGATCACAAAATCCGGAGTGACGCTGCCCCAATCCCAGGGCGCGGACGGGTATCGCGGCAGGATGCGCAGCACTGCGTCGGTGTTGTGCGGCTGCACATACCCACCCGCAGCGGTGGCGATGTCGTTGACGGCGTTGATGTAGGTGCCCTGGAAGGTCCAGGCGCCACCTGGCACGAACCAATCCGTCAGGCCCCAATCCACATCCCAGCCCATGGGCACACCGTTGATCGTGAGCACCTCGGCCGCGAGCTGCTGAGCGGTTCGATTGGCGGCGTTCCCAAAGTTCATGACGGGCGCATAGGGCTCATCCAGGATCGCCGCCTTGCCCCGGCCTGAGACAGTGAAGCGCAGCTCGGGCAGAAACCTCTCGTCCTTGGCCCGGTTCTCCAGCAGTAGCCTGAACGCCACGCCATTGACCATCACGGCCAGCTCGGCCGGCCGCCCGGAGCTGTCGCGGCCGAGGTGGTTGCGGGCACTCTCATGCAGCGAAGCCTCCCAGTTCCACGTCCAGGAGCCTTCGTCCAGCGACATCGTGAATCCCAGGGCGTGCAAGACCGCGCCGGTATCTACCCGGTGCAGCGTGACAGTGTTGAAAGCCATGTAAACCCTCCTGCGTTGAACGACCACCGTGCCCGGTTGAGGCGGCGGTGTGTGTCGCTCACAAACAAAAACCAGCGGCATCCCAATGCCCGCCTCTTCCGTAAAGACCAGCCGCACGGGTAGCGAAGGCACATAACAAGGATCTGGCGCCGGTGGGGCTACTGGGCGCACCCAGCGGCCGGTCGGCGGACGCATTGCCTGCTGATACCGGACCCGCAGGTACATGCGGACAGGGTCGCCATCGGACTCCGCCTCGGTGAACCCGGCGCGGACCGGCACGCCCTGCTGATACCGGGACTGGAGCCAGGCCCTCGGGGCGCGTGAGGCCTGTTGATACCGAATGGCAACGGGCCAAGTGCGAACACGCTCGGCCTCCTGGTACTGGGCCCGAACCCTGGTGCTCAAGCGCTCAGCCTGCTGCCACGCCATTCGCAGCGGCCAGGTGTCCGAAGCGATGGCCTCCAGGTAGTTCACGGCCAGCCAGGCATGCACTGAGCTGTCCCCACTGGACCAAGCGACCGCCAGGCTGCGCACCACCGCCTCGGCCTCTTGCCAGCGCGCCCTGCAGCTCACGCGCAGCGGCACAGCGCTTTGCCAAGCTACGATCAATTCCGATGCCACCGGGTCACCCTCCGACCAGCCGCTGCTCAGCGAGGCCACGATGGGGCGCGGTGTGTTGCTCTCATAGTGGGCATTGACGGTGCCGCCCAGGCGGGTGATATGCGCCTGCAGGGTGACCGTGACATCGGGCGGCGGCGGGACGTCGTCGTCCACTTCCCCGAACACCAGGCGCAGCGGGAATCCGTCCGCCAGCGATGGCGCTGAGAAGATGAGGCGAATCGGCTCCATCGTCAGCTCAGGGCCGTGGTGCCCAGTTTGAGACGGCCGCCAGCCAAAAGGCGAGTTCCAGTCAACCCGGGAACCTTGAAAGGCCCCGTGCCCGCTTCGTCGGTGACCGCTCCGCTACCCAGCAGCTTGTTCTCATAGCTGTACCAGACAGCCGATACCGCAAAGCCGGTGGCCAAGATCAAATCACCCAGCGGGTCCGCTTGAGCCAGCACGAGCTGCTCGTCCACGATCTCACCACAGGGCGACGCCAGCACCAGCACGGCCAGCGTGACGTTGCTCGCGCTCAAGTAATGCAGGCGCGACGCGGCACCTCGCGCCAGCAAGCCTTCCAACATTGCCACGGCCCCATCCGGCGCCATCACCAGCTCGCTCATTCAACAAACTCCGGGTGGCCCTGCGGCTTAATGCGGTCGGCGATCACTGCCCGCATGCCAGTTTCTGGGTAGATGGCCGTCACCGTGTACGTGAAGTTCTCGTCGACAAACTCAAACGCGCCCACCCCAGTTGGGCTCCAAACCTGGCGGATCACCTTGCCGTCAATGTCGCGCTCGAGCCGGACCGTTGCGGCTTGCGGCAGGTAGGTCTTTGGGTCGGTACGCGGCAGCACTTCCCTCACCACCTCAAACGGTATGCGGCCTATGCCGGGGCAGATCAGCAAATCCTTGGTCTGCAGCGGCTTGTGAGGGTTGCTTGGCAAGGGGCGAAGAATGCCGGTCTTGGTGGCCGAGACGAAGCGCCCAAGGCCATAGCACTGGTGCTCGATGTACTCCGGGCTTGGGCCGGTGCCCGTGGTCACATCCCCGCCATGGAGTTGCAGCGCAGTGGGCCAGCGCGCAATCGTGGTCCTTGCCCCCACGACGATGCCATCCACGTTCTGTGGCGTGGGGAAGGTCCAGGTAAGGACTACCGACTCACCACCCGACGCCCAATAGCAGCCGGTGCCGGTGTTGTCGTCTTTCAGATTCGCCAGCGCCCCGCTTGGCGCGGCACTGGCCGTCAGTGTTGCGGCGGCGTCGACGCGGGTGGTGCCGTTGTAGAGATGGAACTCCGAAATCTCCAGGGTAGCTGGAGTGGCGGCAGTCAACGCCAGAGCGCGCCAATACTTGTGGGCGGCCATGGCTTATCTCCAGGGGCCGGTGATATCAATAAACACCGCTTTCAGACTTGAGTTTGCGTTCACCCCCGTTGAGCAGAACGTCGAGACAAACGACCGCCCATCCGGCATGTCCAGAATTGCGTGCGCATCGATGAGCCTTTCAGCACTGGGGCATGGCCCAAATTGCACACCAGGGAACGATGCTCGCGGGAACGATGTGACGGTGTCGTGGTACAGAACACGGCCCATGGGTATCGCCCCAGTGATGGGGTTGGGAAGATCGGGGAGGACGCCCAGGTTGAGGTCGCAGTTGGTTGCACCACGCACGGCGGTTCCGGCGCCTGACACCCCGCGTGGAACTGCAACCATATAGTCAGGAGACATGTAGTCCCACATGTAGGTGCCCCCCCCGTTAACCGCCCAGTTGGTGTCTACACCGCCAGCAATCACAGTTGCAAACGGGTCACCGCCCGGGCTCTCGGGAACCAGGTCACCGAAGACCAATGCCTGATGAGCCCGCGCGTTCCCGCTGTAGTAGTTGAAAGACGACTGCACACAGAGGTAGAACGTGCGGCCGTCCGATGCAAAAAGGTACGGCGCATTGCCGGTGCCTGCCGGGTCTTCATCCTTGCCCCAGTAATAGCCGCCGTTGAGCTGCGCGGCGCTCGGGAACAGGCCCGTGCCTGTGGAGATCGCCGTCATGTTTTCGTAGCCCACGGCGCGCGCATAGTTCGCTGTGGTGTCGTTGATGCGAAGGTACTGGCCGTGCGCGGCCGGGTGGGCCGACTTGTAGGCGGCGAGGTTCGTGCCAGAGAAAGGCTTGTTGAACCCGGCCGGTGCCATCTTGACCGTGATGGCGCCCGTGGCGGTGCCGTCCGCAGCCGCCGTTGCCCACTTGATGACGTTGGGCGCCACGGCTGTCACTTTCTGTTCACCGTTTAAAGCCGTGAGGGCGCCGGTCACGCCATCCACCAGCACCACGGCATGCTTTGCTGCCGCGTGGTCGGTCGGAAACGTCGCCGTGGCCACGCCACCCGCTACGACAACGCTGGAGGCGGTTTGCAGGCCCCAGCCATTGACCAGCAGGGCGTCCAGCAGGGCAATCAACGCACCGGCCGTGCGGGGCAGTGTGGGCGCGCCAGGCATGCTGCTGCGCGCCCATTTGACAGATGTATCTACAGGTGATGCCATGGTGTTGTGCCTTGATCAGGGACGCTGCGTGTCGCCGCGTGCGTGGACAGAAAACTCATAGTCAATGCCCGAGTCCGGGCCTTGTTGAATGACCCGCACGAAGGGCACTGATGCCAAAGCGCCTTCGGTGTTGGGCCGCAGCACGTTGCCTGCCACCCAGCCTGCCCCCCAGCCCGCTGCGGGGATCGTCAGGTATGGCACACCCGTGTTTGGGTTGATGGGCGAGCAATCGACGGCGATGCTCCCCGTGCCGATCTCGCCGAACTCCTCGCTGATGATCCGAAACGAGGTGCTGGATGTGAACCAAAAGGCCAGCCGCTGGGTCGATGCCCCGGCATTGGTGACCACAATAGGGAAGTCCCGGTCGTTGTAAGTGCCTGTGGCGGGCGGTCCCTCCGGTTCATCCTTCCAGGTCACCCCGTCCCAGGTGAACTGGTCAAACAGCAGCGAGACGCGGGCGTACATGTCGCCGATCAACAGCGCGCTGCTTATGTAGGTGCCCTCCACGGGGTAGTCATGGGTGAGCTGCTGCTGAAACCGGATGTGCCCGCTCACCTGGGCGTCGGCGACCACACCGGCGTCCTCGATGCGATGCTCCACGGTGACAGGCTGGCTGTATCCGGTCACATTGTTGAACTCGACCATGCCTGTCTCAAGGTCTGCCGTGAAGCCGGTATGAATCGCCACACCGTCATGCCCCAGCACGCGAACGCGAGACAGGCGGACCCGGCCACAGTCAATCACGGTGCCGTTGGAGACGACGGCCGGGGGCACCTTTTTGGTGTTGCCGATCACTGCGACGCGACCCGGAGCATGCACGGGCACCCGGCCGTCGCTTGGCAGGCGCACCGAGTTGATCCCCACGATGCCCGCGTCAAGAGGGATATAGGTGTACGCCACCGCGTTGTAGCGCAGCGTGCTTGCCTGCACCACATCCAGGTTCACCACACCCACACCCGGAATCTGCATGTGCGAAAGATCCACAGTGCCCAGCGCATTCGGCACGGGACTGCAGAACACCAGCTCGCAGACGCCGTATTCAAAATTGATGGTGCCCTTGACCCGCGCCCCGTCGATCTTCCCATTGACTCCGGCAGTGACGTTGATGGGCGTTCCATCGTCCATGGTCCCCACGATGGAGAAGCTGCCAGGCCGTATCGGCGCCGTGGTCGTCCTAAACAGCACCCGCATGTTCGCGGACAGGTCGCCATTGCCCGAGGACGGTGGTGCCTGGATAGCGCGCCAGTCGGTCACCACGTTGGCGGCGGCTGTGGCCCAGGTGTTGAGCTGCACCACACCCAGCGCAGCACTCACGGCACCCACTGGCACACCGGCGCCGGTCGCGGGGTTGATATCGGTGAGCAGTACGCCCGTATTGGCACCGACATAGCGCTGCCCGTTGAGTGCGAACGACACGCCCTGCAGGTTGAATCCCTCGGCCAGGTTCGACACGCGGGTCATGAAGCGGTCGATAGTGACGCTCATAGGCTCGGCAACCGGTGCCCCCACCGTGAACGTGAAAACTCCTGGCGGCTGCGGAGAATAGACACTCGCACCCACCCAGCCGACCGCATACCCTCCGCCCACGGCATACGGCCCGGAGTTCTCGTGGTTCTGCATCAGCTGCGCCCGTGCCCCGACCGAAGCCGCGAGCTGATTGGCATCGACGCCCGCCATGTTGACCGTCACTGCACCGGTGCTGTTGTTGATCGTGCCGCAAGCCTGGCCATCCTGCAGCACCAGGCCGCCAGCGCCGTTGTCGCGCACGCTCGCGCGGTAGTGGCGGGTCGGCTCTGACATGAGGAACATGTCGCCCGGCAGGCCAGACAGTGACGCCGTCACCGATATCCACAACGAGAAGTGCACACTGCCAGGCACGGTGTTGGGAGTGATCGCGCAGGAGATGGACGCGCTGCTGCCGGTCCACGTCACATCGGCCAGGGTGCTCGCCGCTGCCGAACTCTGATTGATGGACACCACGGCCCCCACCGGGGGCAGTACGTTGGGAGCCAACAGGATCAGGCCGCGCTGATAGTCCACCACGCCCGATGCATCGCCCGTCAGAAACCCATTGCCATCATCAGACGCGGTGTAGGTGGGGCCACTCGGGGTGTGCTTCCACGTCAGCGTCGTGAGGCCAGGAGACAGCACCCGGCTACCCGGTGCCTCCGACACCTGGCCGCTGGTGTTGATCGGCACATAGAGCTTTCCAGCCATGCGCAGCGCCGTATTGGGCACAGGGGGTGCAGCCGTTTCCTCGGCCCACTGCAGGATGATGGCGCTGCCGACATCGGGCAGAAAGCCCAGGGATGCCAGCAGCGTGCCCGTGGTCCGGTTGAGGTTACCCACGCCATAGGAAGAGTCCAGGCCGCGCAGCGCGCCCGATCCGTCCTCGCGCAGCATGTACCACCGGCCCGAGTGCATGTAATGCAGCACCAGGCTGCGCCGAGCGGGAGGTATCAGCGTCACCACGTAGTTCAGCGAGCGGTTCGCCATCGTGACGGGGGTGCCAATGGAGCGCTGCGCCGCTTGGGGCATCGCCGCTGGCGTCGCAGTGATGGTGTGCACCCCGCCACCCGAGCCGAACACGTCGACCGAAAGGCTGGCGATCCCGTTGTCGTAGTCGATGGCCCCCACCTCGGCGCCGGACTGCAGCAAGCGCCCGCCCTTGTCGGTGATCACTACACCATCGCGTTCAATCGTGACGCTGCCGGGCAGTTGGCTGCCACCGATGTAAAGCGACTGGGTGGTGGTCCAGATCGTCGTGATCGTCTGCACCACCGGCCCACCGGCTGCGACCAGGGCATAGGCCATCCCATTGGTCGAGGCATCGGCAATCGGGGTCTCCACCTGTGCGCTGGGCACTATGGGCTGGTGGATGGTGGTCGCGCGCACGGTGTATTCACCAATGCTTGCGGGCTCCGCCAGGGGCACGGTGCCATAGAAGCGGGCCGCGTCCGCCACCACCGCTTCGTTCAGCCCAGTGCGTGCACGCAGATCATCCACCGAAGGGTCGATGCGCTGTGCATCAAAGCCGGGAAAGTCGGCTTCAAGACGCTCACTGATGCCAAGGGCAACGATGTTGCGGACGAAGTCGCCCTGGCCGTCGGTGAAGACGCGCACCAGGTTCGACACCGAGGTGATCGCCACGAACTGTTCCACCTCGCCTGGCTGGCCGAATAGCTTTCGCAGGACAAGACGGTCGCCGATGTTTGGCAGCGGAACGCCTTCTCTCTGGCAGATTGAGATATTGGTTTGCCCCTGCAGCATGTCGCCGAAGAGGTAGGCGGGGTAGCTGGAGCCCCCCGCAAGGTAGCTCTCGATGCGCTTCTTGATGTCATCGCGCTTCGCAAAAAGGTCATCCACTTCCACCATCACGATGGACACGCGCGGATCGTTCGGCGGCTCCGCAATGATCACGTTCGTGCCAAGAAAGACGGCGGTGTCAGGCGTCGTGACGCCGAGCACCGTCTGGCGGATGTTCACCCGCCCGAGAGTGCGGTCCAGTTCGCTGATGCCGGGAAAGACGGCGTGCTTGGCCGCGTCAGGAATGACAACACCAGAGGGACCACCGGCCCCTTCGGGTGCGTCGCTCATGTTTCGGGATGCGAAGAATTTAACGTCGCCGGATGCGATGGGCATAGTCAGACTTTCAGGAAACGGAAGGTGGGGAGGTAGAGCAGCTCGCCGGTGATCTCGCCGTCGATCAGCTTCCAAATGGGGCGGGCCGTGAAGCCGCCCTGGGCGTGGTCAAAGATGACCTGGTGCGCGACACCTCGCAGCACCAAGACCAGCTCAATGTTTTTAAGAGCCGCCCACGCTTTGAGGCGGTCGCACTGCGCGCGCTCGGTCCAGGCCTGGCTGGACTCGCCATCAAGGGTGATGGGCTGGCCTGCCAGCTTCTCGGCCTGGTCAACCATCAGCGCGCCCTCGGTGCTGTAGCCCGTGGCTTGATCGATGGGGCTCCAGTCGTATTCATCGGTCCACTGAAGGCGATCACTGAGCGTCTCCGTGACGCCGTCGTAGGTGAGGGTGATGGTGCTCATGGGGTCTACCGGTTTGCCGTGCGTTTAGCTGCGGCCAGCCGCCTGAGCAGGTCCGTGCCCCTTTGCTGGCTCGCCGAGTCGGGGAACTCGAACTGGGCGCTGCCAAGGCCGGGAATCGTGACGTTGCTGATGAAGGTCGGGCCATCTGGGCTGACGCCGACACCGTTGCCGCCGCCCCCAGAGCCCGAACCGCTGCTGTCGCCCAGGCCCTGATAGCCTGGTGCGATTCCGGCGTTGTCGCTACTGCCACCTGGAGAGCGAACGCCCGAAGAGCGGGGTCCTCTGTCAGAGCCACTATCACTTGGGGAGCCAGACGGGCTGTCTGAGCTGGATTCGCCCTTTTCTTTGGCCTTGCGCTCTCGCTCGCGTTCCTTCTCCCGGGCCACACGCTTGGCCTCAATTTCGCGCTCTACACGCTCCAGTTCGGCTGCGATGTTTCTTTGCTCCAGAAGACTTTGAGCGGATCGAGGCCCCCCGTAGTTCTTCTGGTAGGCCTGCAACTGCAAGCGCAACTCCCATGCCTTGCGTGTTTCTGGGTCGTTTAGTGCTTCTTCTCCGTACCGCTGGACGATCTGTTGATTGATGTCCGTTTCGTTCACTGCGGCATACCGGATATCTCGGGATTTCTGCTGCCCTTCGGCAATATGGCGCTCGCGCTCAGCCATGCGCCGGAAGTTCGCGGCTGCCAAGTGCTGCCCGGCTGCCTCTGCCTCTTGCGCCTTTCTCTCGTACTCATCGCTCTGTGGGGTGCCAGGTGCCCCTTCACCCAAACCACCGCCACCGCTACCCCCGCCACCGCCACCGCTGGGAGTGTTTCGCAGCCGTTGCATGGAGCGGCCTGCACCGTCTGCCGCGCCCGCTTGCCGCCCCAGCGCCCTGGTGACATCGTCGATGCCCTTCACTGCGCTCCCAGCATCCCTACCCAGCTGGATGTGCACATCGGCCAGGTCTTTCATCTTCTTGGCCGTCACTTCCGCGATTTCGGCCTCCTTGACCTTGACCTCGGCAGACTTTTGAGCAGCATCCATCTCTAGCCGCTTGGCCCCGACCAGCTGACCGTTGGCTTCAAGCTCTGCGCGCTTCGCTGCCACGGTTGCGAGTGCCGACTGAGCCTCTGCGCGCTTGGCCTGGGCCGTGAGTTGCAGTAGCTGGATCTCCAGCTTGCGAATCTCATTTGCGGCGCGCATCGCCCCCACTTCATCGCCCTTGGCCCTTGCCACCTCAAAGATGGCCCGTTGCTGCGCGATGGCAAGCTGTACCCCGGCTTGCTCCAGGCTGAGGGCAGCTTGCTGTGCGTTGGCCTTGGACTGGATAGCCTTCACTTGGTCCGAGACGGCATCACGGTAGAGCAGCGCGGCGCGGCCCGCTTCGTTTTCTGCGTCTTTGAGCGCTGCGGTGGTTGCCAGGCCTGCCTCTTTCGCTGCCCTCACGCGCTCCAGGGCAGCCTGGGCCTTTTCATAGGCCTCCCGCAGTTCGTCCACCCGGCCACTGTTGTCCTGCACCGCCTCGGCCTCGGCGCGTGCCTGCACTGCCACCATGCGGCTGGCGCCTGCCTGGGCCACGGCCTTATCGGTTTCCTGCTGGCGCAGGGCGATCGCCTTTTCCAGCTCGGCCATTTGCTTGGACTTGGCCTCGTCTGCCAGCCCGCGCTGCGCGACTTCATCCTGCAGCGCTTTCAGCTCGGCCTGCATGGTGGCCAGCTCTTGCAGCTTGAGGGCTGCGAGCCGCTCCAGCTCGGCCGCACTGGCAGCAGCCGCTGCCGCCTGGGCCTGGCGCTGCTCGGTCTCGGTGCCAAAGGCGGCGGCCAGCGCCACGGCGGCTTTGCCCTCTGCATCTCGCGCGATCACGCTCTTTTCCTGGGCGGTGATTTGTTCAACGATGGACTCGCGCACGATGCGATAGCCGTTTTGCAGCTTCACGAAGTCGCTGGCACCGGCCAGGGCGGCGGCGCTCATCGCACCGGTCTTGTTGGCCAGCTCTTGCTGGGCCAGGGCGGTGATGATTGCCTGGTCGCCGCTGTTCTTCAGGGAGTTGCGCAGGGTTTCGTTGTGCTGCGCTGCTTTCAGAATCTTGTCGTTGGCTTCCTTCTCAATGTCCGCGAAAGCTTGTTTCAAGCCCGAAAAGTCCCAGTTCGCAATAGCCGCCAGGACTACCCCAATACTCTTTCCAGCCGCAACAAGGCTTACGTCCAAGCCCACGATGGCGCCTTGCGCAATCTCAGCTGCAACCTTGAGGGCAGACAAGCCGCCCGCATCCCCAATATTCGCCGCCATGTCGGTGACGGCGTTCTTGATATTGGTGATCTCCTGAGTCAGCGTCTGAGCGGCTGGAGCGCTTCCATACAGCTCATTCAGGCCCTTGGTCAGGGCCGGGAAGATATCGCTGGCTGCGATCTTGCCCTCTTCGACCAGCTTCATGAGCTCGGCGGTCGTGATGCCCATGCCCTTGGCAGCGGCGTTCAACGCACCCGGGAGCGCCTCTCCGAGCTGGCCGCGCAGCTCTTCACTCTGGACGGTGCCCTTGCTGGCCATCTGAGCCAGTGCCTGCAAAGCGTTGCTCGTCTCAGCACTGGATTTGCCCGCTTTCCCCATGGCCGTAGCCACGGCCTCGAACACTTGGCGGGTAGGCTCGCCCTCTACCGCAGTGCCCTTCGTAGCCGCCGAAAGGCTCAGGAACGCACGCCCCACCTCGTTGACGTCCGCACCAATGCGCGATGCCACGGTGCGAACAAACTCCAGCTCTTTACCTGCCTTGGTTGCATCGCCCGTCACAGCGGTCAACCCGCTGCGCAACTGCTCCATCTGGGCAGCTGCAGTGACCAGTTCGCGGAACGAAAAGGCGACGCCCAATGCGCCCGCCATCTGCCCCAGCAGGCCGGTGAGGTTCGTGACGCGCGCGCTGAGCTGGTCTGTAGCGCCCGCGCTGTTGCGTTTGGCGGTACCCAGTGCCCCGGCGCGTTGCGCGGCCTGGTCTGCTGCTGCCGCCTCTACCCGCAGGGCTTTGGCGTGGTTCTCTGCCGCCTGCAGCTCCTTGGCCTGGGCAGCAGTCAGCGGCCCAATGGCGGCCAATTCCTCACGGCGTGCGGCCGTGGCTTGCTGGATAGCGGTGGCCTCGGCCCGCTTGAGGCGGGCTACCAGGTTGAGCTGATCGGCTTCAATCTGGGCCAGCGCATTCTGGGCGCGGGTGGCTGCTGTCTCATCGCCCTTTGCCTGGGCGGAGCGCAGCCGGGCTTCCTGGTCGGCCTGGCTGGCTGCCAAGTGCTGGCGCTGCAGCTCGATCTCGGACTGTTCAACCTGCAGCCCGGCTTTGATGGCCTTTGTCTTGTCGTCTACCGCTTTGGTCAGGTCCGCAATTTCATCCCCGGCCCCGCTCGCAGCGGTGCCAAGCTTCTGTACGCTGGCACCAGCGGTGGTGGATGCGGCACCCAGGTCTGTCGTGGCGTCCTCTACGGTGCCCAGCGTCTTGCCGAATTTGTCCAGCCCTTCGTCCCTGACGCGGACTGTGTAGTCGAGCTGGTTTTCGTTAGACATGTGAAGGTACGGGATTTAGGAAGAAGAAGGGCCGCGCGCCGCCAGGTCGTGCGGCGGGCGGCCCGGGTGCGCCGTGGTGTGCGATCAGCCCATGCGAGTGCGGTAGTAGCGGCTGATGCCCGTGCCTGTCTTGGTCGGGTCCAGCAGCACCGTGCCTTCAACGTCCAGGGCGTTGAAGCCCTTGCCAATGAGCGTGAGGCTCTTGGTAACGCCCTGGCTGGCGCGGAAAATGTTGGTCACAGCCGGGTTGCCGCCATCTGCCTCATTCAAGCCGCCAAAGAGCAGATCAAGTTCCGGCGCCTTGGTGGTCAGAGCCTCAATTGCTGCGTAGGCGCCATAGCTGTAGCTGGCCCACAGCAGATCAGAGTTAGCAACTCCTACGGCCTCTGGCAGCAGCAAAACGCCCTCAGGCCGCACTTCAAAGTTGCCAGCCATCGCTACCGGTGTGGCGGCGCCAGCAGTCGCACCCTTCTTCAGAACAAAGGCGGTCGGGCTGATGTGGGTCAGCGGGAGCAAGCCGCCCAGAGTGGCGACATAAGGCTCGTCGGCCACATCACCGGCGTCGATGGACTCCACCGTGCCCAGAACAGCACGAGCGAGGTTGACGACATTCAGATCGGCGATCTTCGCCTTCATCTTCACTTCCTTGACGCGGCGCACCTCGGCGTGAGTGCCGCCGCCAAGCCGCGTCATGTCCTCTTGGGTCTGCACGTCCTCGGAGTGCTCCAGGCTCAGCTCAAGAACGTTGCCCACAGGCATATGAAGCGCCGTTGATCCGTAGGCGCGCGCGTAGAGTTGCCCCACAGTCATGCTGGGCTTGTAGATCTGCTTGATGACTTCGATGGCCATGGTGGCTCCTATAAAAAATGATTCAGCCTTGAAAAACCGACTCGACCAGGAAGGCGAGCGGCAGATACATAAACCCACCGCTGTGGCCAGCGCCGGGCGCAGGTGCCAGGCGCATCGGTCCCGCCACGTTTGGTGGGCGAAACCCCATCAGCGCCGCGCCAGCAAGGGCTGCCAGCTCCCCAGCTTCTGACCGCGCGGCTTCACCGCTCTTGATCGTGCGCACGTTCTTGACTGCCGACACAACAAGCCAGGTGTGATCCAAACGCGCCGACTTGCCGTCAAAACGCGACTCCAGCACCCGAAAGCCATTCCAGATCACATGCACCGCAGGGGTTGGCTGCAGCTCTTCCTTGATGCCTGCCAAGTCGGATTTGGTCAGTACATGCACTGCTGGTTTGCGGTCGGCAAACGCATCCTTTAGCCGGGCCACGATGTGCGCCTCGGGCTCCATAAAGTTGTTGGGATGAGGTGCCAGCGGTGCGGCTACGGTGGCCATCAGTACCGCCCCCAGTCGAACGCGCTGCTCGGCGCGCGGGTGACCATGTGCCCAGCGGGTTGCGCCACCTCGGTGTCGGTGCCCCCGAGGCTCACAACTCCCTTGTTCAGGTCTGCCAGGTACTGGTCAGCCCAAGCCGCACCGCGTCGCAGCTCCTCGGGCACCGACGAGCCGTAAAGGCGCTTGAGCGCGATAGCAGCCACGGCGGCAGGCAAGCTGCTGCCCTGCACCATGTCCACAGGCAAAGGCATCTGCGCCCGGTAGCGCGGGAACAGGTACGTGTCGGCATGCTTGCTGGCACGCTCCAGGGCGTCTTGCAGCCGGGCCAGTGCTGTTGTGGCCACCGTCACATCGTCCGCTGGCCAAGCGCTGGTGTCGCCCCCGGCGGCAGCAACCGCCAGCAGTGCGCTGTCGAGCACGGCCTCAGGGGCGCCGCGCTGGGCCAGCTCGCGCCAGCCATCAGTGGCAGCGTTAGCCAGGTCGGTCAATGTGGCGTAGGCAGACACAACGGCACCAGTCAGCGCAGCACGCGGATGAAGTCGCCAGCAGCGGCCGCAGCGTCTCGGGCGCGGCCACTGGCTACACCTGCAGCGAGCGTGATGGCGCGGCCTGTGGCGTCGCTTTGCACCTGCGCTCCCACCGCCACTGCCGCACCTGCTTCCACCAACATTTCGCCATGGGTGGCCACGCTGGCCTGCTCGCCGATGTCGAAGTTGGACACAGGCACGCCGAGCGTTGCGTCAGCTGCGGCGGCGGTTGCGCCAGCAAAGTTAGCGAAGCGAAAGCGCGCCAGGGCGCTGGTGGCCAACACAGTGGTGGCCATCAAGATTTTTTCAGTCTTCATGGTTGCTTATTCCTCGGGAGTTGCGGGAATCAGCGTGACCAGGTTGCCAAGGCGATCAGCCTGGGCCTGGGTGAGCTGGACCTCGTAGCCGACACCGTAGAAGGTGCCGTTGTGCCGGATGGGCACCGAGCCCACGCCGTAGCTGTGCGTGGCCTTCGGATCTGGCCGAGCGGTAGGCGCTGCTGGCGCTACGAGCGCTTGCGCCGTAGATGCACCTTCTGCGGTCCCTGCTGTGTCAGCCGCGCCGGTCTGGTTTTTCGTCTCCAGGCCCGTCGCGGCGCCCGTCGAGGCCAGCGCATCAGTGGCAGCGGTAATGGTTGGCTTCTGCTCTTGTGCTGGCGCACCAGCCTTAGCATTGGTGGCGCCCTTCGATTGAGGTGTTGCCTTCGCCATGATCAAGCCGCTCCCGTCACCACGTAGCCAGCCTCGGCACCCAGCATGTAGGGGCGGAAGATGTCTGTGTTGCGGATGATTTCCAGCTTGCCGTCTTCGGAGCGGGTGTCCACCACCGGGTTGCCCTTCTTGCGAAGGGTGTAGCCAAAGCTGGGCTCGTAGGCCGACCGCACGGGGGCATCGCCAGCCACAGAGGGCGCGGCCGTGGGTACGTAGGCCAGCACCAGGTTGCCACCCCACAGATCGGTGACCACGCCCGCATCGGTGGTGTAGATGCCTTTACCCACGACGATGTTTTCGATCTCGAAGATCTCGCGCAGGTCCGCCAGTTGCACCAGGCGCGATCGCGTGTCGCTCAGAATGGCCTTGAGTGCCGGGTGGCGCTTCATGACGCGCCAGGCCGAGTACCCGATGACCATGGTGTTCGGCTCTTTCACGATCTTGTTGCGCACGGCGGCTTTGGCGTCGTCCACCACACCTTCCGGGTCGCTCAAAGGGTCGCTGAAGACATCGCTACCAGACAGCGCAACCTTATTGCCCACCGGATAGTTGGCAGGGTTTTGCGTCATGCCGGCCACCATGGCCTCATGGCGCAGACGAATGCCCTCCACCACACGATTGGTTGCGTGGGCCTGCAGCGGAAACGCGGACTCGGCGTCTTCGCGGTAGTCGATGGGGAATTCCAGATCGTGCTCTTCCAGGCTGATGTCGATGCTATCGACGTCATCTGGATTGATCCGGTTGGACTTGGCGCGCAGCGCACGCTCAGTGGCGTAGACCTTGAAGGCGTCTTTGCCGAAACGCGGAATCTTGCCGCCTTCCTTGTCCACGGTCACAAAAGGCAGCAGCTGGTCGCCCACAAAAGCGGCGTTGCTGTAGCCAATGGCCAGCGCGCTCAGGACCGGGTCCACCACGCGCAATTTGCTCAAACGTCCCATGAATGTTTCTCCTAGAGTTATGGGGTCGATTTACTTGGCGCGCATCACTGCGTGGGCCGCTGTGGCGTAGTCCACCTTGTGGTCCTTCGCATAGGCTCGGATGCGCTTGTCTTGTGCAACGCGCTCAGGGTCCGCGCCTTCGGCGAACTCCACCGGTGTTTCATCGGTGGCAGCGGCGCCTGCAGCGCGTTCGCGCGAAGCCTGTTCGCCAAACTCCACCTGCTTGGGCAGCGCCCGCACAAAGTCGCGGAACGACTCATGCAAGGGCTTCTTGGCATCGCCTTCGCCGAACTCGACGTCGGGTGTGGCCTGCAGTTGGGCGCCAATGGCGGCCACTTGGCCCGTCAGCGCGACCGGGATGCGGGCTTCGGCCGCCATTGACTCGGCGAACGCCACGTTGTCGGCCAGTACGGAAGCGTTCTTGCGTTCGGCGTCAGCGGCTTTGAGCGCGGCAATCTCACGATCCTTGTCTTCGTTTTCCTTGCGCAGACGCGCGGCTTCTTCTTCAGTCACTGCGGACTCCTTTGGTGGTTGAGGGGTTGCGGCTGGCGCAGCTGGGGCGCGTTCGGAAAACGCTGCCGGTGCGCCTGCAGCGCTGCGGGCTTCGTTGATGTTTTCAGCGGCGCCCAGCTCCAGTGCGCGCACGTCGTAGTTGGGAAGCGCCTTGTCGGCCTCTTCCAGGCCGAACTTGCTCACCATCCAGTCGCGCAAGTTGCGCCAGAGGTTGGCGGAGGTCATGGCGTCCCACTCGCCAAAGGCCACGCCTTCTTGGAAGCACACGCAGCCGTCGTCGCTCTCGGCAAACTCGGGATCGTCCAAGCCCTTCACGCCGGGTGGCTGCGCACCCAGAAAGCCGATGTGGCGCAGATACCAAACGCCGGGCACAGGGTTGTTGGCGTCTGTGGGGCGGTAGAACTTGGCCGACACGGTGCCGTAGCTGCCAGCGCGCACGCTCTCGGCAAACTCGGGGTCAACCTTGTCGGCAGCAGCAAAGAGGCCGCGTTCGGTAGCAGACAAGGCAACGGTCCAACCCTTGGCGGGGTGGTCAACCTTGGGGTGCCCCACCACCAGTGGAGCCTTGGATTTCTTGGGGTCGTAGGCCCGGGCAGTGGCCTGCAGGTCAGCCTGACTGAACTCAATGACTTCGCCCGCAGCAGTGGTCCACTGGCCGGGTTTGAAGATGTGCAGAGGCTTGGGAGCTGGGGCGGCGGCTTGAGGCATGGACCGCACTGTCGCGCGGCCTGCCCCTGGTGGCTAAATCAAGCGCTTGAACGTTTTCTGCGCCCGCGCCTCGCGCGCGTGAGGGGCTTGGGTTATTCCAGGATCAGGCGGCCCTGGCGGCGGCTGATGTCGTCTTGGTGCATGGCGTCCATGATCTGGCGCACGCGGGTCGGAGTGAGATGGTACTCACGGGCCAGCTCGTTGTAGTTGCGGCCATTGAAGCGCTCGTACATCTCACGGTCTCTGAGACTCGCACGGTACCGCAGGCCCTTGCCCAGGTAGAAGTTTCGCCCGCCTTCCTCCGCGCTGAGCCGCTCCGTCTGGCGCAGGGCGAGCGTGGCCAGCTTGTGCTGACGTTCGGGCGTGGGAGCAACTTCTTCATCCTCCACCAGCTGCACAAACAGCCACTCCGCCACCGTGCGCAGGTTCTCGGGGTAGCCCGCGTCGAGCTGCTGATGCAGTGGTGCGAGTTGCGCAGCGTCCAGCATCACGCCCCCCTGTGCTGCCACGCCTTGAGCGCTTCGATCAGCGTGTCGAGCTGGGCCGCATTGGCAAACGCCAGTGCACTCACATGCACCGTGCGGGCCACCCAGGCGTTGAGGGCGGCGGGGCTGGTGTCGTGGACAAGGCCGTCGCGGTGCAGCTGGTGCCACAGCGCCCACACCTTGCGCTCTCGGGGGCTTGCTTCGGCTTTGGCCTGAGCGAACGTGCGGCCGGTCGTGCGGCGGCGCAGCGGTTTTGCCACGCCCGAACGTTCGGCCAGGTTCTGCATGTGGTCGCGCACGGCCTGGCGCTCCTTGTCCGTCAGGTCCTTGCTGCTCGTCTTTTGGGTCAGGCTCTTGAGCAGCGCGCGGTAGTCGTCGTCCGAGAGCCGCAGCTTGGACTTGATAACGTGGATGGCTGCGATGTGGTTTGCCATGGCGATCAGCCCAAGAGCAGCGGGCTAAGCCACCAGTTCCAGAGCCCGAGCAAGCTGCAGGCAAGGAACACCCATTGCTGCACATGCAGCGGCCACTGGCGTTGCCAGGCGCTCACCGTGAGCCAGCCCACATTGCTGACCAGGAACGCGCCGAACCCCCAACCAGGGTACGCAGGCATTGCCAACAGCAAGGCGCCGAGCATCCCGAAGAACGCGGCCAGGGTAGAGAGATAGAAGGCGGGGATTTTCATGGTTGGGCTTGTGCAGGTTGTATTGCGGGTGCGGCGGCTGGTTGCATCTCTGCAAGCGGCACCAGGGGTATGCGTTCTGCGGGCAGCTCCAGCGTCTGCGCAATCAACCCCCCTTCAGTGGACCGCGCCACCGCCAGCATTTGCCCTGTGCGCGCTGCCAGGCGGGGCGCTGTGAAATCCTGCCCTGCGTGTCGCACTGTGCCGCCTGGGCGCACGCGGCGGATGAACCAGGACGACGCGACGATGCTGCGGCGGCCCTTGTAGCGGCTCCAGGCCTGCATGATCTTGCGCGGGTCGCTGGGCCAATAGCCATGGCGAAGCCGGTGCACTGTGCCGTGTGCCATGCCCAGGGCGCGCGTTGCGGCGCCCAGCGGGCTCTCACGCAAAAAATGCAGCAAATCGGGCGGAGCGCAATCCGGCCCATACAAGCGCTTGGAACCCTCAGCGCTAGCGCTGGTACCAACCGGCATGTTTGAGGGGCTGCAACCCGCTCCCAATCGATCCACAGAGGCAAGGCAATCCATCATTGCCCCCCCGTTTCGCCGCCAAGCGCTTCGGCCACGTCAGGGATCAGCTTCACCAGCTCGCCCGTGGCAATGGCCACATCAGCATCAAACCCACCGTCGTCGGCCTTCGTGCCTTCGAAAACGGTGTCGAGGAACTGCACCTTGCGCAACTGCAGCTCGCTGGTGAGCACAAACGACACGCGGTCATCCCAGGTCAGCGCCAGGCGTGTGGGCAGCTTGCCCGCGTCGATGTGTGCTTGCACCTCCTCAATGTCCAGCGGGTGGCGGGCATAGCGCACCACGGCCTTGGACTCGTCGGCACTCTTGAGCTCGCACTCGCGGTCCACCGTGAAGCCCACGGGCGGCTCTTGTTCCTTGAGCCAGTGGGCCATGGCTGCCTGGGGGCTGGTCTGGGTGTGGAGCAATGACACCGACAAACCGGGCAGCGCTTCGACCAGCAGGGTGACCACCTCATCCGCACGGCCCTGGCTGGAAGTGTCCAGCACCAGCAGGCGCGCGGCCGGGTCAATCCACACCCACATAGAGGCCTGCTTGGTCAGGGCCATGGGCAGCAGGTCCAAGCGGGTTTCATCCTTCAGCTCCTTGGTTTCCTTCTTGCCTGGCTTGCGGCCGGTTTCCTGCTCAATGCGTGCGGCCTTCTCCTTGACCTTGCGGGCCAGGGCGCTGCCTGGCAGCACCTTGGTTTCGGCCATGAACCGCAGCATCCATTGCCCGCCCACGGCCTCAGCCAGTGCGCCATGCGCCTCGCCACGAGGCGGAACCCAGCCCGCCGACTTCTCTTGTGTGGCGCCGCACTCGGCAAAGGGCGCCTTGGCAAGCGCTTGCTCGACCTGGTCAAGGGTTGCGGACCACTGCGGGGCGATGCGATAGATGATGAGGTTTGCGAACATGTCTTGCTCCAGGTGAAAAAGAACCGGTGTTGTCGGACACCGGAAACCGGGTATCGCCGCGCCAGCCCCTTGCGGGGAGGAGGTGCCGTGTTGATGGGTATGAGCATCAGCACGGTGGCACTCGATACCTGCGGCAGTTGCGGCCCGTGGAGAGGCCGTGGCACACACCGCTTGCCACACCGGCCTACGCGCCCCAAGGCGGCCGGCTGCGCGTGTGGATTTCAAGGGGTGCCAGCTCTGGCAGGCAAGTGCTGGCTGCAAATTGCCATGGCCGTCACCTTGAACCCGTAGCGCGTGCACTCCATGCCGGCGTTGTCATATGGCGGCATGCGGTCCACATACACCTGCTGGCTGTGCTGGCAGGTGCGACAGCCGGGGCGCTGCACTGCGTTCAGGAAGTTGACGGCCATCTTGCGTGATTGGATCGTGCCCATGCTCACACCTCGGCAGTTGCCTCGAATGGCGTCACGATGAAGTCTTCAACCCCGGTCACGATGCTGATGCCCGCGATGCCGCGCACGGCCTCGGGTTCATTCAGCATGGCCTCCTTGTTGGGCTCGTTCTTCACTCGCACAAAGCGGCCCAACCCCATGCGCAGCAGCGTGTCGAGCACGGTGTCAACACCACGGATGGAGACACTGGGCGGGCGCTGGCGCCAGCTCACCTCGCCGGTGACCAGGTTGGCGGTCTTGCCCAATTTGTCGGCCTCGCCGCAAAGCTCCACGCGGTGAGCTTCGCACCAGGCCTGCACACCGGCTTGCAAGGCTTCTATGCGCTGTGTCAGGTCGGCCAGCGCTGGCTGGTGCTTTTGGGTGATGGCGGCGATGGCATCGTTCATGGCGGCGCGCTCGCGCTCGAACTCGCGTTGCAGGTCGCCGATGGTGCGGATGGATTCGGCGCAGTCGTTCTTACTTTGCGGCACTGCGGCCATGGTTTTTGATTTGATGCGGGTTGCCATGGTGTTTTCCTGTTGAGGTGGATGGAGGATCGGTCAGCAGCGGTAGCCCACGCTGGGGCAAGCGCGGAAGTCCATGGCGCCAGCGCGCAGCGCTGGGCCGCGTGCGGGGACGTAGCTGCCGGACATCACGTTGACGCGGCGCGGCTGGGCCAAAGGCGCTTCGAGCGTGGCCTCCTGCGCGGCCAGTTCGGCGCGCTGGGCGTCGGTCAGTGCGCTGAAGCGGCGACCGTCGCCGTAGCCCTCGGTCACCAGCCGGCCTTCGGCGGCCAGATACGCGAGGCGCTTGCGCAGGGCCAGCAATGCGCTGGCGCTGGCCCGCTGGCCGGGGTACACATCTACAAACACCTCGGCCAGGCTGAGTGGGCGAGCGGCGTTGGCCAGGTGGCCCACGATGAAGTCGTTGAGTGCGCGGCGGGTGAGGATGTCGTTCATGGCGTGGTGCCTTTCTTTTTTGCGATTTGCTCGCGCATGGCGCGAACCAAAGGAGACGGCCCAGCGGGAGCCGGTGCGGCACGCGCTGGCCGGGGTTCGGGGTTGAGCGCAGGTGCCTGCACCAGATCGGCCACACTGGCCGGGCCGTTGACGGTGGCGGCGCGGGGTCCGGTGCGCAGCTCTTGCTCGCGCTGCTGCTCGGCTTGGCCTTCGAACCTGTCGGCCATGCCCGCCAGGATGGCGTACAGGTAGCCGTGGCCCTTCATGGGCAGCTCCAGGCGACCCGCGTCACGCTGGGCAAGCATCTGGTCGATGGCCTGCGCCCAGGCGCTCAGCGGGGCGGCCCAATCGCGGCCCTTCCAGGTGATGGCGCCGCGCTCGATGTCTGGCAGCATCGTTTTGATGATGCGCAGGGACTTATCTGTACCGAGCTTGTGCTTGGGGGGCTTGGCCAGCGCGGCGTATTGCGCCAGACGGTCCCCCAAGGGTGAGCAGCTGGCGGTCAGGCGCTCAAAGGTTTTGCGGCTTTCTTCGCTCTTGAACAGCACGGCCAGGTCGAACTCGGCACCGCAGACGGGGCAGGACAGGTCAGCGCTCACAGCGGCCAGCCTTTCGCCTGCAATACCCCAGCGGCAAAGCCGATCAGCCCCGCCACGGCCAGGCACGCGGCAATGTCCAGCACCAGGCGCTGCCAGCCAGCCAGGCGCTTGCGGCGGTGCGGGCCGCTTTCGATTGCGCCGGGTGCAAAGTAGTAGCCGCCGGGCGGCAGACTCTCGGTGTCGTGATGGCGGGTGCAGCCCAGGCCCTTGCGGCTGTTGCACACGCCCAGCTCGTGGCAGGTGCGGGGTACGCGGTTCATGCTGCGGCCCTCCGGATGAACATGGCGGCCACGCTGCGCGCCTCGGGGAAGTCGGCCAGGGTTTGCACGATGGCTTCTATGCCATCGGCAAAGATGCCGGTGTAGCGGCCCCTGGAGCCGTCTGCCATGGTGATTTTGATGCGGTAGATGGCCATGGTTGCCCCTTACGCAGCGCGGACGACGTCGCGATCAATGCGCGGCGCACCCAGCTCGGCGGCCGTGTTGAGCGCGGCCACCATCCAGTTGTTGACGTTGAGCGGGTACAGCAGGCTCACTGGGGCGTCTTGGCCGGGGCCTTTGACTGTGAGACGGCTGCGCAGCTCGTCAACGCCATCGGGCGTGATGAACTCGTCCAGCTTGCGGCCTGCGGCGCTGGCGCGCAGCTGCAGGTAGGTGGAGAGGTCTGCACCCAGCGGGCGCAGGCGGGCGATCTCGGTGCGCTGCATGACTTCCCGCACGTCAAAGCGGTTGAGCTTTTTCTCCAGCTCGGGGTGGCCCACCAGCAAGATGCCCAGCATGGGGCGGCGGCCCAGGCGCATTTTTTCGTGCAGGCGCTTGAGGTGATTGAGTGTGGGCACAGGCAGCGCGTGGGCTTCTTCAATGATCAGCAGGTGCGAGCGGCCCGATTGCACCGACTCTTCCAGCATGCGCTTGACCTGGCGCGAGCGCTTTTCGCTGGACTGCGCCACGCTGGCGTTGGCGTCCAGCGTGAGAACGATGGCTGCATGGATCTCGGCAGACTTGATGCTCTTGCCCTTGGTGTCAGTCTCTTCCATGCCCTCCACGCTGGGCTCAATGCACACCACGGGGCGGTGCTCGCGCACGATCTTTTCCTTCAGGTCATCCAGCATGGTGGTCTTGCCCGCTCCGCTCTCGCCAATGACGGCCACCATGCGCCCGCCAACTGCGGCCTGCCAGGCGGTTTCGTGCACAAAGCGGATTTCGCCGTTGATGAACATCTGCGCATCGCTGATCACCTCGCCGTCGAACGGGTTGGTGAACAGGGCGTATTGCTTGCGGGCGGCTTCGCTCAAGGTTTGCTTGGGTAGTAACATCGTTTCCTCCTCTGGGGTTTCGGTTGGTTTCGGGTCTTCGGGGGCGGCCTCGTCGGGGTGCAACCCGGCGGGGCCAACTTCTTTGAGGGCGGGTATGGGCACGCTCAAACGGGCCACATGGGAATGGATGCGCACCATCACGCGCCCCCCACCGCACGCAGGCCACCCGCAGCGGGTTTTGCGCTCATGGCCTGGCGGCGCGCGGCAACAAGCCCCTTCACCACGTCGTCAGGCACGCCCACGCTGCCATGGCGCTCGGTGAGCCAGGCATAGGTGCTGGGGTCGTAGGCGTCGCCCAGCTCCTGGCGCATGTATTTGCACGCGGCGGCCACCGACATGCGGGCGGCCTCCACGGTTGGCGCTGCGGCGGCGTGTTGCGTACCGGGGCGCTGCAGATAGGTGGGCAGGCTGGCAGCACCGGCCTTGATATCGGCAAAGGGGTCGAACTGGCCCACATAGGGCGCGGTGCCTGCCTTTTGCGCGGCCTGCACCTGGGTGGGGGTCGCCGGGCCTTGCGGGGTGGCAAAAGCCTGCGCGGCAATCCGGGCCCGGCGCTCGTCGGCGGGCGTGGCTGGCATGGCCTGGAATTCACTTTGACCAAGAACGGGGGCGCCGGCTTGATAGCCCATCCAGCCTTCTGCAACAGGCTCCACCTGGTGCCACACGATTTCGCCAGTAGCCGGGTCTGTTACGCCCACCCGCACAGCAGGCGCCGCCAGGGGGTTGACGCACACCAGCACCTTGCTGCGCGGACTGACACCGGGGACATAGCGCAGGTCGTATTCGCGGCTGCCCTGGCCCTTTTTGAGCGCGTAGCTCACCGTCATGTTGCCGCTGACCTGGCGCGGCTCTGCCAGGCTGGCAGGCAAGCTGCGCATGAGCTCCATGCTGGGCGCTATGCGCAGATGCTCGGTGGTGATGGTGCTCCAGGCCACATAGGGTTGCATGCCGTGGCGGCTGTGCTTTTTGGTGCCGTTGCGCTTGTGCATCCACAACTCGGCCATGGCGTTCAGCCGGGCAATGGTGATGGTTGCAGGGTCCAGAAACCGAAGGCGCGACTCAAAACCCCGCTCGGCGATGTTCTGCGACACCTCCACCTGTCCGGTGGCCCGGCTGTTGCGCGGCTTGTGCCATTCCTGCTTTATCCCCATAGCGCTGCAAAAGTTGCGGAATGCCGCGCTTTTGAAGCAGCCACCCTGGTCGGTGTAGAGCGTGAAGGGCACGCCGTGCAGCGGCATGGGGTTGCCTTGGGCGTCGTGGCGCTGGGTCATCATCCACATGAGGAAGTCCAGGGCGTTCTCGGTGGTCTCCCCCCCGGTGTAAAAGCGCACGGCAATGGCGTTGCTGGCATGCTCGGTGCCTACAAAACGCACCAGCAGCTGGTCCATCACGCGCACCAGGTTGCCCGGCTTGTTCTTGTAGTGCACCCCGTCTTCTTCGAGCAGCAGCAGCTCGCCCTGCGGCGTTTTGTAGAGCACGCACACCGAGGCGTCCATCTGGAACACAGCGTTGATGTGCTCCGTGCGCATGCGCACATGGGGCGTGGGGGCGGCGAGGCTATGTCCGTCCAGGCCGCGCTGGCGCAGTAGGCGTGCTACGTGGTTGCTGGAGAGCCGGGTAGCAATCTTGCCACCCTCATACAGCATGTCGATGGTGTCTTGCAGGGGGATCATCCACTTGCCTGCACGGCGGTCGTGCAAGATGGTCCCCGCGATGGTTTCAAGCTCAGCGTCGGTGATGGCTGACTGCCCCGCGTCTGAGCGGCGCTTGCGCGGCTTGGCCAGGCCCAGGCGCTTTTGCGCTTGGCTGATCAGCGTGGCCGTGCGCCCCACTGAAAGGCACAGGGCCTCGGCGGCACGCGCCACCACAGGGCCGCAGTCGCCATGCCCGGCCTCGGCGCACTCTTGCGCGGCGTTGGTGATGATTTGCATACGGATGTCGTCCATGGGGGTGCCTTGGTGGCAAAGGCCGTGACTTACTGCGCCCGCGTATTGGTGTGGGGATTTGCGGCGTTGCGCGCCTCAATAGCGGCAATGGCGTCTTCGCTAAGCCAAGATGGATTGATGCGCTCGTCCAAGTCCACCGAGATGCCAAACTCTTCGCACATGTCGGCCAGCTGCTGAGCGAGGAACTCAACCGCCTGGCGGGCGCGGGCCTGGATGGCATCGCGGGCACCGCTGCCAGACAAGGCGGCATCTGCAGCCTTGAACGTGCGGTGCATGGAGAGGAAGGCGCTGCTGGTGCCTTCGTCCAGCTCCTTGAGCAGGGCCTGCTCTTGGGCGGTGCGCGCCTCGCTGCCGGGCAGTGGCTTGAACTTGCCCGCCACCTGCTCTTCGAGCTTGCCAATCAGCTCGGCGCGGGTTTGCAGCACGCGGTCTTTGGCCTCCAGCGTAGCCTGGGCTTCTTCCACCTGGGCGGCAAGGGCTTCTTTTTCTTTGGCGTGCTTGGCAATGATCTCTTCGGCCAGCTCTACAAAGCCTTCCTTGTCGCCCGCCTTGGCCACTTCGATCAGGGCTTGCTTCTGGTCTTCGGGCAGCTTGCGGTATTGGCGGAGTTCGCGGTAGCCGATGCCCATGGCGGACATGGATTCGAGGGCTTGCTCGCCGAAAGACTTCAAGTTTGATATTTCTTCGTCAACCTGCTGACGTGACCGGCCCAACAGATCGCAATACTCGTCCCACGTACCCGACAAAAACCGCTGACCGTCAGCGCTTTTTTTACCCTTGAATGCCTTGTACAGCTTGTTTTCTCTCACAAATGCCAGCTTGGAAACGCTGACCGTCAGCGAAAACTTGGCAAAGGAGTCGGCCATTTGCGCCTGACCAAGGAGCTGATTCGCAAGGTCGCGCTCTTCGTTGTAGCCCACTTGCAACTGTGCCAAGCCATCCACGTCCGCCACCGCCTGCGCAGCGGCCTCTCCATTCAGCACGACAGCCACAGGCTGGGCTGCAGTCATAGCGGGGCGACCCGCCTTCTTGGGCATGCGGGCTTCAATTTGTTCGTCGGTGAGTTCTGCGCGTGTCATGTCTTGGGTTCCGTAGTTTTAAAGTGTTTGCGGCCTCTAGCGCCTACTACATAAGCGCTAGCAGCTATTTAATTGAGAGCATCAGGCGCACCCGCCACGCGACCGAACCGCTGTTGCGTGTCGCGCCACTGCTGGGCGCCAGCGTTCAGTGCGGTGGCGTAGCGCAGGCTGATCTGAATGACGTGCGGCGTCAGGCGCCAGCGGTCGCCCTTGGGCGTGAGCTCGGCCCAGCCTGCGGTGCGCAGGTTGTCCAGGTCCCTCGTCACGGTGCTGCCGTTCACGGCCAGGGCCTTGGCGATCTCGCCCGGTGTCAAGCCCTGCAGCTCGTGCCCGGCCATCAGGTCAATGAGCTGCAGCAAGCGTTGCTGCGCGGCGTTGGTGTAGTCGGTGGCGCGGGTCACAGGGCGCCCTCCGCCTTCAAGTCGTGCTTGGCCTGCTCGTAGCCGTACTGGAACCCCGCATTGCGGGCGTCGTCTTGCGCGGTGCCGCTGGGCCAGGGGCTGCGCTCAAAAGCCAGGCCGTGGGCCTTGCAGCACCCGGCGCGGGCGCCGTGCTTCCACTCCGCGCTGCGGGGGCAGCGCTGCACATTGGCCGCAAACCAGGCATCGGCGCAGGCCAGGGTGGGCGCTTCTTGTGGGCTGTTCATGCTCAAAACTCCAGTTCTGGCGTGGCGTACTGCGCCACGTTGTGGTGGTGGTAGGCCACCTGCTCCAGGTGCAGGCGCAGGGCGGCCAGGGTGGCTTCGGTGTCTGCCGCCTGCGGGGCGGCATAGAAAGCGGTGAGCAGCTGCAGGGCGGCAGCGCAGCTGCTGTTCATGTCCAGTAGTTCGGTGCCCTCGGCCTTGCGGCCGGTGGGCATGGGCACCACCAGGGCGCCGCTGCTGGCGGCCAGCCACTCGCTCACGTAGTGGCAGCCGCAGGCCAGCTCGTAGGCCGGAATCAGGATGGCGGGCATGCGGCCGGTGGCCAGCCACTTGTAGAGGCTGTCGTGCGTGGTGCCCATGCGGTCGGCAATGCGCTCCACACTGAGGTGGCGCTTGGCCTGCGCCCATTCCTTACACAGGCGCAGGGCGTGCACAAGGCTGTTGGCACGCTGGCGTTTCAAAGGGGCGCGGGTCATAAGAAGCCCCTCCGTGCGGCCGCTTCCGAACAAATGCCTGGCTGGAAACGCTGCAAATGGCTTTCGTGCTGGCAAAGTGAGGGCATCTCAACCAACCCGGCAGAGGCACCCATGGACCAAGCACAGCTCGACACACTCACCGGCCACATTGACGCCATTGGCCAGGCGCTACTGCGCGTGGTCTCGCACTTGGAGATGCGGGACCTCATTGACGGCCCCCGCATTGCTGCTGAGTGGCGGCGGGTACGGCCGGAGCATCTGGCAGCAGATGCAGAGCTGCAGGCGTCTCGCAAGGTGCTGTATCAGCTGGCTGACCTGCTGGACGAGGCGCGGCAGGCGCGGGCTGCGTACCAAGGCGACCGCCCAGGACAGGCGGGTTGATGGGGTAGCCGAAACTGTCTCGGCGATTTGTTACATTGGGTGTAGAACGCACCACTTTGGACCTCACGCAGCGGCAAGCTGACGGGCACCAACGGCGCGGGATATCTCGCCCTCTTTGAGGCCGAGCTGAACCGCAATGTTGTGGGCATCACCGCGCAGGCACTTGAGGCGCAGGTTTGCCTCGTTGTCAGCCAGGATGGCGATGACCATGTTTGGGCTGTACCCGTTCTGCTTGGCCCAGCCCGAGATGGACCAGCCCTTGCGGGCGAACTCATCACGGACCTGTGCGCGAGTTTTGAGCATGTCGGTTTGCGTCCTATTTGTTGTGCATCAGTTGGCGCTGCTGCATGTGTTCGTTTGTTGATGTGCAGATTATGGGAAAGATTTCTTTCCTATGCAATAGGTTTTGGGAAATATTTAATGCCCATTGGAAAAAGGCTTCGGGAGGAGCGCGAACGGCTCGGGTTGAGCCAGCCTGCCTTCGCTGCTGTAGCAGGCACGTCCAAGCAGACCCTGTTTTCATGGGAGACGGGGAAGACTGCGCCTGATGGTTTTCAACTGTCAGCACTCGCCACTGCGGGAGCTGACGTGCTTTACATCCTTACCGGCCAGCGCGCTGGTGGCGTCAAGCCCGCCCCCACCTTGACGGCGGACGAGGAGACGATGCTCAACTACTTCAGAGACGCATCCAAGGAGGTGCGCCGTGCTGCGCTGGGGGCGTTGCTCGGGGCCAGCGGCCAAGTGACGGCCCGTGCGAGCGGCAGTGGCCAGAACGTGGTGGGCGACAACGCAATCCAGATTGGCAGCGTGACGGGCAAGGCCCGTATCAAAAACAGATGAGGTGAAACTTGGGTGAGCTACCGAAGCAGCTCTTGGCGTGGATTGCCAAGCTGTTGCCAAAACAAAAAGTACAGGGGGACGGCGCGATTCAGGTGGGCAAGGTGGAGGGCGGAATGCAAGTCGTGCACCAGCATTTCTACCCGGCCAGAGCCACAGATCCGCCGATGAAACAAGCGCAGCCCGTTGGCACCATGGCTGCAGATCAGCACAAGCAGGCTGTGTCTCAGATACTGAAGGCGCGCGGCCAGCTCACAGACAGAGAACTCGCAGGGTTCAAGAGGTTCATGGAGCGGGAGTTCAAGACACAGCTGGTGAAGGCCATACCTCATTCGGACCTGCACCGGGTACAGTCCTACCTAGCAAAAACCATCCGGAACAGGGAGAAATCGCAGTGATGAAACCAGCTATTTTTCTATCTGCAGCGCTGATCGCAGCAGCCCCGGCATGGGCCATCAACAAGTGCACTGGGCCGGATGGCAAAGCAGTGTTTCAGGATGCGCCTTGCGCTGGAAAGGGAGAGGAGATTGTGGTGAGGCCGGCAAGCGGACACGCACCGGTTGCCCCAACTCCCACTGCTGCGGCACCTGCAGGCACGGCGGCGGTAGCGCCTGCCGGTGCTACAGCGGCAGCGCCTCAGAAGAAGGAAGGCGCATTTGGCGAGAGCTGGCAGCGCAGAACGTTCCTTGAGAACCGAGGCATTCCCGACGCCCGCGCTGCACTGCAGGCACACCGCAACGCTTGCGACTCCAAACAGCGCGAGCTCTCATCTCAAAAGAGCCGCGCGAACAACAATCTCGCAGGCGCCACCTGGTTGCAATCCATCTCAACAGAGATGCAGGCCGCAGCCAGCATTTGCGAAGCCAAATCACGGGAGCTTCAGGGGAACCTGGAAGGACTGGAAAAAGAGCTGCGCGACCTGCAAGCGAAGCAGTAGGCATGAAAAATTATTAGAAGTTCTTTGTCAATGCTGGGAGGGTGTTCATGCAAAAGTCATGTTTGAAGTGCGGCCAGATCAATACGGCCGCTACTGGTGCCGAGCTTGAGGCGTGTCCGTCATGTGGCGCGATCTATAGCCGCGTGGAGGAAGCCATGGCGGCAAAGGCGCGAAGTGCGGCGGCTTCCGCCCAGGCGCAGCCTATTGCCGTAGCTGCGCCAACCATGCCTGATTCACCCGCAAATGCAGCTCCGCAAAGGGTGAAAGGGTCTGACGAGAAGTTCTGCTCCGAATGTGCAGCAGTCATCAACTCAAAGGCCGAAATTTGCCCCAAGTGCGGGGTACGCCAAATGGCAGCGCCATCAGCGGGGCTGTTGGGACAGACAACAACGAGCGGCAAGAATAAGGTGGTTGCTGGATTGCTAGCGCTATTCCTTGGGGGAATTGGCGTGCATAAGTTCTATCTTGGCAAAGGCCTTCAGGGCATCCTCTACCTTGTTTTCTTCTGGACGTTCATTCCTGCAGTTATCGGCTTTGTCGAGGGGCTGAACTACCTTCTGATGTCAGAGAAGACGTTCTTTGAGCGATATGGCTCTTGACGACGCTTTGACCCAACTGGGTTTGAAATAGCTGCACGGCCGGTTGCCAAGCGGCTGTTTTTCAAGCGCTTTCTTTTCGTGTTTCGCGCGCGCGCGGCATCCTGCCGTGCATGGAAACAACCCGCATCGCAATAGCAGCCCTGGCCCTTTCGGCCACCGGGCTTGTCTATGTCGCCCAGCGCGAGGGATATAGCGAAAAAGCCTACCCTGACCCCGTGCATGGCACGAAGGTGCCAACGGCTGGCTTTGGCACAACCGGGCCGGACATCAAGATGGGCACGGCGCTGCCGCCCGTGCGCGCTCTGGTGCGCCTGCGGGCCGATGCCAGCGAAAAAGAGATCGCCCTCAAGCGGTGCATGGGCGATGTGGTGCTCTACCAGCGAGAGTGGGATGCCTTCGTGGGCCTCGGCTACAACACCGGCACGGCCCCGGTTTGCTTTAACAACGCGCGCACTGGGCCCAGTACCATCGTGCACCGCCTGCGTGCGGGGGACCACAAGGGCGCGTGCGAGGCCATCCTGCTCTACGACCGGGCAGGGCCAGTCAACAAGCCACAAGACCGCTGCAGCCACCCCGACAACCGCACCTGTCGCGGGGTGTGGGCTGACCGCCAGCACCTGCGCTCGATGTGCCTTGGCGAGGCCACGCCATGAGCGCGCGTCTGATAGCTGCGGGCGTGCTGCTCTGTGTGGCCATTGTGGGCATCAAGGCATGGGAGTCGCACCTGATTTCCAAGGGCGATGAGCGCGGCGCAGCCCGTGTGCAGGCCGCGTGGGATACCCAAGAGAACGCGCGCAACGCGGCCACCGCCCGTGACAACGTCATCAAGTTTCGCAATGCCGAGAGGACCGCCCATGAAGACGCCCAACGCGAGGCCACGCGCCGCGCTCGTGATGCTGTTGCCGTTGCTGCTGTGCGCAGCTTGCACACCGAGATTGCCCGCCTCAACAGCCGCCCCGATCCCTACCAGCCAGGAAGCGCCGGGCTTGCCGCCTGCGCTGGCGAAGCCCGTGCCGCCCGAGAGCTTTTCGGAGAAAGCATCGGCACGTATCAAGAGCTGGCAGCAACGGCTGACGGACTCCGAGACCAGGTGACTGGTTTGCAGGACTTCGCGCGCAACGTGTGCCACGCGGGCCAAGGGCCGGGCAAGGCCCGCCCCCCATCAACTGAGGCGCCAGACGCCCTGCAAACCCAATGATTTTTGAGCTAACCCTTGGCAACGTCATCACGGTGGCAGCGCTGTTTATTGCAGCGCTGTATGCCCTTGTGAAGGTAATCACCATTCAGCAAGACCGGCACCTATCCGACCGCTTTAAGACGCTGGACGTGACGATGAAGACCATAGCGGCTGCCCACAAAGAAAACGCGGGGGCAACGCTTGAGCTGGAACGTGAGTTTCGGAAACACCAGGCCGACGCTGCTCGGGAGTACGTGCGCCGTGATGACTTTATCCGCCACGTCGGAATCATCGAAACGCGCATTGACAACTTTGCGCTGCGCATGGAGCGCGCTCTGGATCAGATCAATAAGGGGGAAGCCAAGTGAGCTTTGATCTTGCAAAAATCCGGCGGGAAGATATGCGATGGCATTTGTTGTCGGTGATCAACCTGAGCCGCCCGGAAGGCATCTACAGCGAGGCGCTGCTGCGCGTTGTGCAGTCGGTGTACCCAGATGCCACGCACCGCGAAGTGCGCGTGAACCTGGACTACCTGGAGGCGCGCGAGCTGGTAGAGATCACCAAGGACCCAACAGACCGTTGGATGGTGGACCTGACGCGCACCGGCATCGAGTTTGCTGAGTACACGATTGATGCGCAGCCGGGCATCACGCGCCCGCGCATCACACAGGTGTAGCCATGGCCCCGCGTAGCAAGGTGCACACACTGCCCCGAGAGTTGAAGGAATGGCTGGATGCCGAGCTCGTGAAGCGCGGCTTTGGCGATTACGTGCAGTTGGCCGCAGACCTGAAGGCGCGCGGCGTGGAGGTGTCCAAGTCGTCGCTCCAGCGCTATGGCTCGCCGTTTGAGCGCAGCCTGGCCAAAGTCAAGATGGCTAGCGAACAGGCCCGCGCCCTAGTGGATGCCGCTCCAGACGATGAAGACAAGCTCGGTTCAGCCGTGGTGCGCGTGACGCAAGAAAAGATCTTGAATCTGCTCATGGATATCGACATCGACGCAGAAGACGTCGATATCAACAAGCTCTTCAAAAACGCGGCTGAGATCGGCAAGGCGTCGGTCGCGCAGAAGAAGTTCAGCCTGGCCGTGCGCAAGGAGATCGAAGAGGCCGCGCGCAAGAAGGCTCTGGAAGATGCGGCCAACCAGGCGAGCGAAACGGGCCGGCAGCACGGCCTGTCTGCCGCTGGCGTTGATGCGTTGCGCGTCGCCATCATGGGGCAGCTGTAATGGCAATGCAGCAGGCCCAGGTGGCGCAGGCTGCGCGCATCTTGATGCAGTACCAGGTGGACTGGATTGCTGACAAGTCGCAGGTCAAGATCATGGAGAAGTCGCGGCGCATTGGCATCAGCTATGCAGAAGCGGCCGACGATGTGCTGTACGCGGCCAGCGCCGAGGGCGCCAATGTCTACTACATCTCTTACAACAAGGAGATGACCGCAGGCTTCATCCAGGATTGCGCCACCTGGGCGCGCGCCTTCAACGCGGCGGCTGGCCAGATCGAAGAGTCGGTGATCGAAGAAGAGGACAAGCAGATCCTCACGTACACGATCAAGTTTGACAGCGGCCACATGATCCAGGCGTTTACCAGCAGCCCACGCAACCTGCGGTCCAAGGGGCGGCCAGGCGAGCGCCTGGTTGTCGATGAGGGCGCCTTCCTGGATGACATCAAGGAAGTGCTGAAAGCGGCCATGGCCATGACGATGTGGGGCGGCCAGATCCGCATCATCAGCACGCACGACGGCGACGACAACCCGTTCAATGAGCTGATCAACGATGTGCGTGCGGGCAAGTTCCCATACAGCCTGCACCGAGTGGATCTGGACGATGCGCTGCGCGACGGCCTCTACAAGAAGATTTGTGCTGTCACCGGGCAGGAGTGGTCGAGAGAGCGCGAGGTGGAATGGCGCCAGACCATGATCAACCGCTACAAACCTAATGAGGATGAGGAGCTTTTCTGCATCCCGTCCAAGGGTAGCGGCGCATGGCTGAGCCGAGCGCTGATTGAGGCGCGCATGAAGGAAGCGCCCGTGATTCGTTTCACAGGCAGCATCGATTTCAACAATGCACGGCCAGACCTGCGCAAGCGGGAAATGCAGGATTGGATTGATGAGCATCTGAAGCCTTTGCTGGCGTTGTTTTCGCACGAAGAGCGCCACGCTCTGGGCATGGACTTTGGCCGCAGCGGCGACTTATCGTGCATTGCACCCGCCGCTATCGAGAGCAACCTGCGGGTTCGCATCCCGTTCCTGGTCGAGCTCAAGAACGTTCCCTACAACGAGCAGCTGCAGGTGCTCTTCACGATCACGGAAGCACTGCCGAGATTGAGCGGCATCGTGATCGACAGCCGGGGCAATGGCAGCTACATCGGTGAGGCCGCGTTCGACAAATACGGGGCTATGGTTCTGCGCCTTATGCCCACCGAAGGCTGGTATCGCGACAACATGCCCCCTTACAAGGCGGCGTTTGAAGACGACACGATCGAAGTGCCCAAGCACGACGGCCTTCTTCAGTCCCACCGAGCAATCAAGCTGGTGCGTGGCGTTCCCCGCATGCCAGAGGGCAAGACCGCAGACGGTGGCCACGGCGACAACGCCATGGCTTGCGTCTATGCACATGCCGCTACGCGCATGAATTTTGGCCCGGTGCATGCCGCCAGCCGCCCCCGCCGCAGCGCGCTATCCCTAGAAGGCTACTGAGCATCATGTCCCGAGGTATCTACGTTTCCCCCACCGAGTTCGTTTCCTTTGCGGAAACGCGCAAGCGCAGCAGCCTTTCTGAAGAGATCGCCACGCGCGATCGCAGCATGGACATGGCGTTTGGGTTCATCCTTCCGAACCCCGACCCGATCTTGAAGCGCCAGGGCAAGGACATCAGCGTTTATCGCGATATGCGCAGCCGCGCGTCTATCGGTGGCCCCATTCGTCGACGCAAAGCCGCCGTCAAGGGGCTGGAATGGAGGGTGGAACGGGGCAAGGCCAGCGCCCGCGTCACGCGCCTGTGCACCGACGTGCTGGCGACCTATGACATGGACAGGTTGATCAATGAGATCACCGATGCGGTGCTGTTCGGCTACCAGCCCTTGGAGCTGATGTGGGGCAACTTCAACGGTGCAATGGCGCCCCTGGAGGTGATCGGTAAGCCGCAAGAGTGGTTCACTTTCGACAACAACGCCCAGTTGCGGTTTCGCAGCCGCCAGCAGCCCTTGCATGGTGAAGAGCTGGAGCCCCGCAAGTTCCTGCTTGCTCGGCAAGAGGCGAGCTATGCCAACCCCTACGGCTTCGCTGACCTGTCCATGTGCTTTTGGGCGGATACCTTCATGCGGGGTGGCCTCAAGTTCTGGGTGACCTTCACCGAGAAATACGGCACGCCCTGGCTGGTGGGAAAGCAGCCGCGCGGCACGCCGGGCCCGGAGGTAGACAAGCTGCTCGACAAGCTGGAGGCGATGATCCAGGACGCCGTGGCGGCCATCCCCGACGACTCCAGCATTGACATCCTGGAGGCGAGCGACAAAGGTGCGAGTGCGGATCTTTACGAGCGCCTGTTGATGTACTGCCGCTCGGAGATAAACATTGCTCTGCTGGGCCAGAACCAGAGCACAGAGGCCAGTGCGAACAAGGCCAGCGCAACGGCCGGGCTTGAGGTGACTGGCACCATTCGGGATGGCGACGCGAAGCTGTCCGCGGCCACGGTCAATCAGCTGCTGCGCTGGATCACGGACCTGTACGACGGCGAGCAGGCACCATCCCCGACCTTCGAGCTGTTTGAGGAAGAAGACGTCAATGTCAAGCAGGCCGAGCGGGACGAGATGCTGAAACGGGCGGGGTTGAACTTCCAGCCCCAATACTGGAAGCGCGTCTACAAGCTGCAAGATGGCGATATTGCGGAAACCGCTGAGGCGACCGCCAAGCCAACGCCTGCCGCGTTGCCCGTGCCCGCTGCGGAATTTGCCGAGGGCAGCCAAGTGCCAGCGATCAGCGCCAGCAAGGTTTCAGCGGGCGGGGCGGCTGTGATCAGCTCTTGGTTGCGTGATCTGCGCAGCCTGGTGGAAAGCTACTCGGACCCGCAGGAGCTGCAAAACGCGCTCTTGGAGGCCTATAGCGAGCTGCCTACGGCGGACCTTACCGAGCTGATGGCGGTGGCCTTCGAACTGGCCCACCTGCAAGGACGCGACCAGGCCGCACAGGAGGTGCCCCGTGGCTGATATCGGGGAGGCGGCTCGCTCCACGGTGGAAGGCGCTCGCCAGGAGTTCTTGGAACAGATCGAGTTTCTGCGCCGAAAGCTCAACCTGCCGAGTGAAACCTGGCGCGACATTCAGCGTGCTGCCCATGATCGCGCCTTTGTGGTGGCGGGCGCGACCAAGGCCGACCTGTTGCACGACTTGCGCAAAGCGGTGGACAAGGCCGTTCAGGGCGGCTCTATTGGGGAGTTTCGCAAGAACTTTGCGGAAATCGTGGCAAAGCACGGTTGGACGGGCTGGACTGGCGAAGGCACCAAGGCGGGTGAGGCCTGGCGCACGCGGGTGATCTATCAAACCAACCTGATGACTTCATACGCAGCCGGGCGCCGGGCCCAGCTGCTTGACCCTGACCTGGTCAAGCGCAGGCCGTTCTGGCGCTATGTGCACAACGACAGCGTGACGCACCCCCGGCCGCACCACAAGCGCTGGGGCGACATGCGGCTGACGCTGCGCCATGACGACCCGTTTTGGAACACGCACTTCCCCCCCAATGGCTGGGGTTGCAAATGCCGCGTTGTGGCTGTGGCCGCGCCGGGCGATGGCGACGCAACGACGCCGCCAGAGGGCTGGACGGAGACCGACCCGGCTACTGGCGCCCCAGTGGGCATTGACGAGGGCTGGGACTATGCGCCGGGCGCCCGAGCTGATGACGATCTGCGCACTTTCGTCCAGGAGAAGTTGATCGACTACCCCCCGGCGATCAGCAAGGCTCTGTCGGCCGACGTGAATCGCTACATCAATGCAGATGACAAGGTGCCCGACTTTGTGCGCGACGTGCTTGCCGACCGCCAGCGGCGTAATCCGCTCTGGCTGGGATTTGTGGAGCGCCCTGACTGGATTGCCGAGACCCTCGACTTGGACACAAAGGGCTACACCGTGCTGCTGCCAGCCGATGCCCCCCGCCACGTGCAGGCTTCGCACGGCTTTGACGGTGGTGGCCAGCGGCCCGCGCAGCCCGGAGACTTTGCTCTGCTGGAGTCAGTGCTGAATGACCCGGATTCGTTGCGCGCGGGCGAGAAGTCGCGGCAAGGCAACCCCACGCTGGTGGCTACCAAGGTCATTGGCGGGGAGACGTTTCGTGCGGTGTGGGAAGTGTTGTCGGGCAAGCGCAATCGCTCGCTGTCGCTGACCAGCTTGGTGATCAAGACCGCCAAATGAAAAAGCCTTGCACCCCTCAACCTAGAACGTCTGCTGACGGAACCGGGTTTAAACACCCGGGGGTTGATGCTGTGCAAGGCACGTTGATTTTAGCCAGGAGGCCAGCATGGCGCAATTGATCGAGTTGACCGACCGGAGCGCCCTGGACTATCTGCATGGGTTCGTGGCGCGGGCAAAGGATATGCGGCCGGTGTTGAAGCAGATCGGCGCCGATATGCAGGAATCGACGATTCAACGATTCTCGACCGCGACCGCGCCTGATGGGAGCGCCTGGGCTCCGAACAGTGCAGTGACACTGGCGAGGTACAGCGCCATGTTCGCCCGGAAGAAGGACGGAGGGCTGACCAAGGGCAGCGCGTCCAAGCTGGCAAATAAAAAACCCGGTACCGGTGAGACCCGCGCACTCGGCACCACCATCAATTACCAGATCCAGGGCGACGACGCTGTGGCCATCGGCAGCCCATTGATCTACGCGGGCACCTTCCATTACGGGGCGAAGTCGGGGGAGTTCGGATTTGGTTTCTACGCGACCCGTGAGGGGAGTTTTCCGCTGCCCTGGGGGGATGTTCCGGCGCGGCCGTTCTTGGGCGCGTCAGACGATGACAAGGCCAACATCGTTGACCTGGTGAATTCCTATTTGATGGAGGGCTGAAGCATGAATGGCTTCTTTCAGCTCTGCGCGGCCGTTTTGTTCCTGCTCTGGGAGCGGGGGCGGTTGCTGCGCGGCGCCTGGCGGCGCCGGGAGTGGCGCAACGTCGCGGTGCAGGGCTTCTGGTTCGTCTTGGCTCTGTTGGTAGCCCTGGCTGGGCCGGTTGCGGCGGGTATCATGGCCGCGATGGCTTGA